ATAACTGGAACAGCGTAGCAAGGAGCAGATATAACAAAACCAAGAAGAAGTAGCCTCCTCATTCGATAGTAAGATCAACGACAAACTGACCTGTTATCACGATACCCGTTCCCGTTCCAGGTGTCATTGTAATATTGTGATTATCTAGTGCTACTGCTGCTGTGCCCACACTACCAGCACTTGTAGATGTTAAGTCTGAAAAGTTTGGTACAGTTCCTACTGTAACTGCACTACCTGGTGTGGCATCTCCTTCTAAATAGCTAGTGGAAAAACTAAACGCTTCACCACTGGTCGCTTGCGTAGCAGAAGGAAAAGTTACTGCTGGTACACCATTAGTTACAGATCCAAAGCCACCTATTGTAGCTGCTGAATTAGAGTCTACAGTTGTTACATTATTACCTGAGATGCTGTAACTAGATCCGATCTTATCTGCTGTACTTGCAGCCGATAAAGATTCAAACTTTACACTAGAAGATATGTTGTGGGTCATGTCCGCATAAGCTGGTGCGGATACAAGGAAGATAAATGGTAATAGTCTTTTCATTTGATTCCTACTTTGTTTTTACTATTATCTACTATTTTAGGACCATTGTTGTTACCTGTGCCACTTTTCTTCTGTCCTACACTAATTCCATAGCTTCCGAGCACCCCACTGACGAGTCCAGCCGTGAACGCTCCATCAATCCTTACCTTGCCCATGTACCCCAAAGTCATCATTGATAAACTCCAGGTCAAAATCATAAATCGGATCGCATGACCAAAAAGTTCACCCCATTCGATGCCTTCTTTCTCTTCTTTCTCTTCAGCCATAAAAGTAAAGATTCTTGTCTAATACTAGCAAAGTAGCTATGTTTGGGAAGTAACACATAAAAACGATGGTAAAAATTCTCAAACCTATCCTTCTAGTCTTTATCAAATCAAAAGCAATGAAGAGATTAATAGTGGATTTGCTAAAAGCAATAGCCAAACAAACGGACAACACGATAGACGATCAAGCAGTTGCTTTTATAGAAGCCAGAATGTTCCCTGGTTCTACTACTTCTCTTCAGTAACATGAAAAATGACAGCTTCATAAGATTTATCTCGACTCCTCTACCTATGGAAACACAGTTAGCAGTTGAAATGAGATGTAGAGAAGTTATGGGCTGTGATGATATAGACAAGTTAAAGGCTTTTTGCATAGATATGATGAAGAATCATGCAAGAACCGAAACTGTATTATCTAACGCAATGATGCGTATGCTGGAGCTTGAAGCAAAATTAGCTGTCCTTCAGACACCACCAATTAAAAATAAATTATTCTACAAATTTCGTCTATTTATAGAAAAACTAAAACTTATAAGACAAATAAGACAATATCAAAAGAATCACTCGCAGCGAGCGTAAGCTGCTTGTTGCCTAGAAACAGTCATCTCAGGATATTGGATCGTTTCCCATCTATGTCCACATTCGTAGCACTCTCTCCTACGAATAATTATAAATTTTGAATTTCTATCAGATCGGACTACCTTTTGATCTCCGCACTTTTTACAGTTCGGACACTCAACCCATGTTATTCTTTTCATTTTTAATTGCTGTAAATTGTTTTTAAATAATTAGTTTCAATCGCATTTCTTTGTTCTACATAGTCTTTGTTTGTCATGTTTTCAAACAAGTATCTATCAGACAAATTAGCAAGTGCTTGAAAATAGTCTTTGGTAGCTCTTCTTTGTTTTTCTGTCATTGGCATAGTATTAAACCTTAGTTTTTAAATCTTCAAAGATGTCTCTCATTTCATAGGCATCTTCCTGTAGTTTTTCTATCTGATCTTTAGCCTCTTCGATCATACGATCTAGTTTTTGATTTTCGTAGCTTTGCTCGTAGTAAGGCTCTAAGTATTCATCAATAGCGGTTCTAACCAAGGCAGATATAGACTTACCAGGGCCACTAAGGTTCTCCAATGCCTTATGTTGATGAGGACTCAGTTGAACTGTGGTTCGGATAAGTTTTTCTTTTTTAGCGGTCATCTTTTTTAATGTAGTATAGTAGAATGAGGACTTACAGATCAGGTTAGCTTATTTAGTAGTCTATGATTCGGGAACCCATTAGAACCCTTTGACCCCTACTAAATCTTCGATGAGAACTTGTAATATCATTTGTAAAATTGTGCATTTAGAGTATGAGGGTCATGGCTCCCAAGATTACAAAAAAGCAGCGTAACCACCTGGGAGATGTTACAGGTGGATCTTGCCTCAGATATTATGTATAAGATGCAAATTTTTCGTTTAATCTGCCATCTGCGACAGCTTGTTTTTCATCAGCAACTCTTTCTTCATCGGTAACTTCTCTCCAATCACCTAAAGGACAACCATCTGGTTTGTATATCCACCAATCAGTTTTTCCAAGCATAGTTTTTTCAGCTTCTTCTTCAGATATAGAAATAGCGACTATACCAGGATATTCGTGGTCTAATTCTACAAACTCCCTATCGTCATACCACCAACCTGTACGTTCTGCTTGGCTTGGGTAGTCATCTTCATGGTTATCTGCACCATCAAATATAAAGTCTACAGCTTGGTCATAAGATTCAGCTTCTACTTCAAATGTTTCGTTGAGAACTGTTTTCGTTCTGAACTTGTAAAGTTTTTTTGTGGTCATAATAAATTTGAACTTCCTTAGAAGTATAGCAACAAAGTGCCACCACTATGTAATCTGTTACGAAACTTTAACTTTCAGAATTAGCCTTTCTTCCGTCTATTCTTCTTTGTACTGATTCTCTCCATAATAACTCATCTTTTGCTTCAGCTATTTTGTATTCTGCACTAGAAAACTCACGCTCTAATTGACTATATGCAGCCTTTCTAACCCAGGCTGTGCCTTTCATTCCCTTTTGTTCTGCTGCCTTTTCTATGAGTTTTGATCTATGTGGATCTATCAGAACTTGATAATAATTTTTGTTTCCGTGTTTCAGTGCCATTAAATAAGTCTCTCTTGTACTACTTTACCACCAAAAAGGTAAATCGGCTCTATAAAACTAGGATTTTTTCTTAAATTCTTTTGCATAAGCAGCAGCCATTACTTCATGGAGCGTCTTATAGTAAGACACCCCACTGTTATTGTGATAACACCAGCCTTTTGTAGTATTTAAGATTCTAACCATTGCGTTTTGTCCATTCTGAAATAAGTTTTCTTAATTCTTCTATACGCTTTTGAGCAGCTTCGATTCGTTGTTCTTTGGTCAATGAGTTTCCTCCCAAGTGTTTCCGACAGATACTTCAGCAACGGCAGGAACTCTACCTAACCATTTTGATTCTGCTTTTTCCATAA